GTCCTACATCAATAAATTGATGTAGGCAGCAGTTCTATACTGCTGCCAATCGAATCCACCAGTGATGGTGGAGTCCGGTGGTAGGCTGTCCCAGTAGGAACAGCTACCTCGCTTCTTCTTCCATTTTATCTCTGAGGTAGCAAGCCTCAGTGGTAGTCCGGAAGACAAGGCCTGGCCTGACAAGAGGGCGACTAACAGCCCCGATGGGTTATAGATACGACGTCGACCTTTACGGTCAGCGTAAATGTATCCATCACCAATAGTGATCGATCGCTTCTTTGGCACATACTTGGTATAGTACATGCCAAAGGTACTGCGATCGAATCGTCTTGTCTTTACCATGCATAGAGGTGTACGTATACCTGAACTGGGGTCCTCCCAGCAAGGTATCTCTATGCTTTGATCAACACGAGCACGGAGCCAAGCACACGTTTTTGGGAGGTAAAGCCCGGAACGTGCACTAAACTCAACGCAAGCGTTGATAACGGCGTAGAAGTCTTGTAGGTTATCAAGCCTACGGATATATAATCCACGGATGTTGCGACCCTTAAAATAGTCGCGTCCGCAAGACTCCCGGAACGGTCCTTCCGAAAAGGACTTAGTGGTGTTGACTTTGAAGCCAAGAAGAGCTAGACACCGTATTACACGGTGCCAAGCAGCTCGATATATTACTATATCGTCTCCAAAAACTCCAAAGGTAACCTTAGAGCCTGTAAGAAAAGGCAAACCTAAGGTTGAATACACCGCTTTTACAACACAGGCAAAGATGATCGTTTGCAAAGGGAACGTAAAACCGTTCCCCATGGACGATATCATATGCATTGTGGTCGTGCTGCCCTTAATGTTGCAGGTCTTCGAGCGGCAAAGCTCTAGAACCAGCATGAGCTCTTTCGGTAAGAACTCACGACACATCTTTAGGCTGATAGTATCAGAGGCTGACTCCAGGTCAATTGTGACCCAAGGAGCCAACTCCGATCCTGCACGAGCGAGCACCCGATTGACATCGGCCTGAGTTTCGAGATCTATTCCAAATCTCGACCTCAGGTGTCGTGTCATAATCTGACCGATTCCGAGCTGGTAAAACATATTCAGCACGGGTTCGATACAGATAACTCGGGACGTCTTGTCGTTCTTCGGCACGAAGCTAAGTCGGCTACTATCGACAATATCAGGGCCACCCAGCTGTTCCTTACGGATTAACTCCGCATCGTACCAACTGGGCAGGGATTTGATATTGGCCTCATAGTTTCCTATGAGGGTCTGAGAACCACTTGTCAGCTTTGATGAGAATAACTTCGTATAGAAGTCACCTCCGTCAGCACCTATAGCGGCCCCAGGACCATTTCTGCCTTCAGAGAATGGCCTGTTAAGATCGTCTATAAGCGGACGCCCCTTAGGGTTGAAGAACTTCCAAAGCTCCATTTTAATGGTGCCCAAAAGCTCCTCATCCCCCGAGGTAACTGGCAAGAACTCCCACGTCTCGCATAGTGAGTTACACGCGAGAAACTTATCTAGCGCTGTCTTGTCCTGCTCGGCCGTTACGGAAGAAACAAATTTCTTCTTATAAGACTGAGCTAAGGAGTAAGCAGCGGCTTCGAGGTGAGAGAAATCGGGACAAAGGTTTGGGCAGCTCTCAAAATATGAGAGACCCTTACCAGTAGCCCGGTGGATATCATCAGAGATAGCGGAAATCAACGCAACAGGGAAACTTCCCATGTGACGAACTCCTGGAACATCTTACCAAGAACGAAGGATGGCCTTATGGGCTGTCCTTAGGATTGAACACTGGCATTACTGCCAATGTAGCGATAAATTGGTGTACTAAAGTTAATACGCCAATCGTACGCAAAAACAGGTCAGCGAGAAGTTTTAATTCCCGCTGAACGCCCCTGTTCAAGGGACACCTGTCACCGCGGTATCGCCGATTCCAGCAGAGCACTGAGCGAACGCGCCGCCGAAGAGTGAGAGCATAGCTCGCACGTCGACCGGGTTGTAAGCATCAGCGCCTGCGGGAACCGAAATCTCTAAACGAGCCAGCGCCGTTTCGGGCGACTGGTTCGCCGCATAGTTCACGCCCTTACGGACGAGAATGACATGCGTGTTCTTGGGGATGCTCCCATACCGACCCGTTTGCGAATTGATGGCAGGGAGCTGTTTCAAGACAGCCGCCCGAGTCATCGTGATCGTGAACGGATCGGAAATGGAGTGCACACGGGGCGTATTACCGGTCCCGCTAACTGCGGAGACGGCCCACTGCTTGCCGTTGATAGTAGGAGCGACGTCGGCACCGACCGTGTACGTAGGGGTGGTAAACCCCGTCTGTGCACTACCGGTAACCGGCGAAGTGACTGCGAAAGTCATGGATAAGGACCTCATGAAAGAAGGATCTACCAGGTTCTGCCTAGTAGGGTGTAATCCCACGAAACCCGTTAAGCAAGGCGGTTAAATTGACGAGTTGACCGAGTCCCGGGACTTTAAGAGTAAAGTCCGGGACTAGGGACCCGCCAGGTACCCGCCCAAATCTAACGGTGTTCGCGAGTGTATTGCCCCCGCCAACGCTTGAGCTTATATACGCCGGATCTGATTTATCGGTATTGTCCCCATTGATAAAGGCAAAATATTGCCTAGTAGCTTTGGAAGACAATCCCCAATATTTTAACCGAGACGTACAAAACGAAGCGGCTTGTAAGACCTGACCGACATTAGAGAAATAGTCGACCACGAATGAGTAAGGGATTAACTCCCATATCGTCGGGATGAAGTTATCAATATTCAACCCTAAGATATCGAGCGTCCCTGATACTGCGTCGGTATTAACAGCCCCCCAAGCAACGGTTCTCCAATCATCCATCACGCGCAACGCATAAGTTGCGCGCAATGGACCATTTGTGAGTTCGCTACCTTGGGAGTCTATTAACATGTCCATGTCATTCCCGTAAGCCTTTATAGGGGCCGGCGGGTGTGAACCATTGACAAGTCGGGCTAAAGCTTCAGCCGCATTCTTAGTGTCTGCGATGAGAGGCTTTATACCAAAGGCTGTTTCCAACCACTGATCCGTTAGGTACTGGTTCTTCTGCTTCGGTGTTCGGTGTCGACCTCTATGGGTATTTAACCTATAGTTGAAGTCACCTAGCAACTTGCGGATACCTTGTGCCGGAGAACGAATAAGATGCAGTGTTTCGCGGAGTTCGCCAAGCAGGACCCCACCTTGAAGTGAGGAGACCTGCGAGCTCGCTCTAGACACGAAGATACTCTTGGCTTGGTTTTCGGACTGCCCACTAGTTAAGCCAGGAAACGTTGGACTAATATCCAACGGCAAATGGCCACTAATGGAGTACTCGTATGTGCCATGCTGCTGCCAATATGGATTTCTCCAAAACTTGGCTTTAGCTTGTATGGGAACGGCTTTCATGTGCCCGTCGTACATATCGTACGTATTGGACACTATTAAGCCGGCCCTTATGGCCGCTTCCCAACCGGGCGTATCGGAACCTTCCTTTTGCCAAGGAATGTCGATACGCTGTTCGGTTGTGAACGACGTTTCAGACGCAGGCTCAGGTATGTCGTTAATATCGACACCGCCCGAGTACTTTGTCGTATACGTCGTTGCGATCATAAAGGTTCGAGTCCCATACTTAAACGTCACATATCCTCCGAGTTACGCTTACGCGTACAGTTCGGCCACTAAGGCCTAATTGATAAGCCCATCTGTGATACCACTAATGGTTACATCCTCACCCCACTCCCACTCACCATTCATCATGATGAGACAGTTAGCGTTGTAAGGCATGTTGATCCGTGTGCAGTGCCCGTCAAACACCTCGACCGGAAGGTCGATGCGTTGGGCGAGCCTGTCATACAGACCATACACCATCATAGTATCATCGTCCTGATAAGGGACGACAATCGATACCATACTCCATTGTGTTGGAATCAACACACGGAGCGCATCGACTACCAAATGGATAAACATGTGTCGCAGGAAAGGAAGACAAGAAAGTTTTCCACCCGCTAACATGAGCAGCTCGGCGAGGTCGGATTCCTCAATTTTAGAATCCGAGTCGCTAAGCTTACACAAGTTATCTAGCATGGTAAGACACACGTCTTCCCTTCTAGCTAGATATTGTGCATATTCAATCGGCATATCGATGTGTTTCATTTTGGTATCCATTGAGATGGTCAGCTATCGAATGATAGCTGACAGAAAGCTCCCGGGTGTAAAAGATTGCGAAATACTCTTCATTGGTGACTAGTGGTACAAAG